AAGAAGATTCTTGATGTTGCAACCGCCGAAAAGCGTGACTTGACAGCAGAAGAGACTCAGACATACGAGCGCATCAGCAAAGAACTTGAGGATCGCCAAGCAACAATCGAGAAGCTCCGCGCCGATGAGGCCCGTGAACTTCGTCTTGAAGCAGCAACTCGTGAGATCGCAGACCAGGTTCGTCCTGTCGCTGACGCCCCACGCGGTGTTCGTTCAGATGCAGAAGTTATCCGCTCGATGGCAAAAGGCGAACTTCGTTCGTACTCGTTTGAAAAGCGTGATGTCGTAAAGACAAACACTGGCGCACCAGTTCCAACATCTTTCTACGATCAGGTCATCATGCTTGCTCGTCACGTTGGTCCAATGCTCCAGACTTCAACAGTCTTGAACACTGCTTCGGGTGAGAATCTTCAGATTCCATCACTTGCTCAATACTCGACAGCGGCAGTCGTTGGCGAAGGCACAGCAATCTCAGAATCGGATCCGATCTTCAACTCATTCATCACATTGGGTGCATACAAGTATTCGTTCCTTGTTCAACTCTCAACAGAGTTGATCGAAGACAGCGGTGTTGACATCTTGTCATTCTTGGCAACTGAAGTCGGCAACGAACTTGGCTTCCGTGTGAACGATGCTTTGACAACCGGTTCAGGAACAAACGCTCCAAAAGGTATCGTCGCAGCAGCAGGTTCTGGCGTAATTGGCGGAACGGGTGTGACTGGTCAGTTCACAGCAGACAACTTGATCAGCTTGGTCTACTCGGTAGACACAGCAGGTCGTCGTCTCGCAGGTTCGGGCTTCCAGATGAATGCGTCTTCAATCGCGAAGATGCGTTCGTTGAAGGACACCGCAGGCAACTACGTCTTCTCACCAGCACTCAATGCTGATGCGAACGACTTGCTTCTCGGATACCCAGTATTCGAGAACCCAGCAATGGCATCAACAGGAACATCGAACAAGTCGGTAATCTTCGGACACCTTCCTTCGTACTTTGTTCGTCAAGTTGGCGGCATCAAGTTGGATCGCAGCGATGACTACGCATTCAATGCTGGTCTTGTTACCTTCCGCGCAACGATGCGTGTTGACGGCAACTTGCCACAAACATCACATGTCAAATACTTCATTGGTGCTGCATCCTGATAATCAGGAAGTAAACCAGTAACACAGACATGACAGTCCGCAAGGACTGTGACTAGGATTAAGTCCACGGCCATTTCGTGCAGGGTTGGCCGTGGACTTTCCATTTCTGCACTAAACTTAGGAGGATCATGTGGGAAAAAGTAATCGTCAAAGGCGTCCCGATCGAGATGCCGGGATATTTAGCGGAGCGTTTGCTCCGAGCGGGCGTAGCGCACTCATTGGAAACAGCCGACCTACCAATCCCGACAGACTCAGAGTCCTCTGGTACAGCAACGCTCCATGGGCTGCAACAGGATACGGACAGCAAACCGCGCAAGTCATCGAAAGGCTCGCGAAAGAAGGCCACCAAGTAGCAGTCCACGCAATGTACGGACTCGCAGGTTCGGCATCATCGTGGAACGGTTTCAAGATCTATCCGCAAGGATTAGCAACATATTCTGATGATGTCGTTGTTGCGCACACAATGGAATGGGCAAACCATGATTTGTCGACACCGACGTTGTTGATGACTTTGTTTGATGTGTGGGTGTTGAAATCTGATTCGTTGAAAACTTTGAAGAACATCGCGTCATGGGTTCCGATCGATCATCAGCCTGCGACACCAGAGGTGTTGGCTTGGTGTGCGCGTGAGAATGTGAAGCCGATCGCGATGTCGAAGTTCGGTTCACGAATGTTGAATATGGCAGGCATAGATCACTTGTATGTTCCTCACGCAATCGAACCCGTGTTCAAGCCAACCGAATCGGTTGCACTTGCGAATGGTCAAAAGATGACGGGTCGAGAGTTCATGGGCTGGGAAGATGACAAGTTTGTTGTGTCTATGGTTGCGACGAACAAAGGTAGTCAGCCTGCGCGTAAGGCTTGGGCCGAGAACATTCTTGCGTTCTCTATCTTCGCCAAGGATCATCCTGACGCTGTGCTGTATTTGTACACGGAGCCTGATGGTGCGATGTCTGGTATCAATTTGCCGACATTGTTGAACGCGGTCGGCATATCGAAAGACAGATACAAGGTTGTTGACCAGTATGCGTATCGGCATGGTATGCCACAGAATGTGATGGCTGCGATGTACACGGCGTCCGATGTTCTTCTTGCCTGCTCAATGGGTGAAGGGTTCGGCATTCCCGTTATCGAGGCGCAGGCTTGTGGTTGTCGTGTGATTGTCAGCAACTTCACTGCGCAACCTGAACTGGTTGGTGAGGGTTGGACGGTTGAGGGTCAGCCGTGGTGGGATGCGGCGCAGGCTTCATGGTTCTTCACACCGAATGTCCCTGACATCGTTGAAGCCTTGAAGATGGCTTATAACGCGCCTAGGAGCCGTTCTGAGCAGGCGATCACCCATGCCCTAGGGTACGGAGCCGACAAGGTTTTTGATGAGTATTGGAAGCCTGCAATGAAGGAGCTGTCTGCATGGTGCCGGTCATAGTCATACCCGTACTGAACCGATACGACCTACTTGAAAGATGTATCAGAACAATCGATTATGCGGTTGAACATCTGATCATCATCGACAACGGCGGGATGATCGAGAAGGATTGTTTGTCGTTGCCGAAGAACTCAAACATTGAGAACCGATATATTTTGAATATGCCGAGCAATCTTGGTGTGGCAACTTCTTGGAATCTTGGTATCAAGATGACACCGTTCGCTTCTGGTTGGATACTTCTCAACTCGGACGCATTCTTCGAGCGCGGCGAACTACAAAAGTTCTACCGCGAATGCCACACCGACGAGATTCATTTGGCAGGCGAACCAGGTTGGTGCTGTGCGTGGATCGGCTCACAAGTCGTCAAAGATGTCGGCCTGTTCTGTGAAGCATTCCATCCGGCATACTTCGAAGACAACGATTATGAGCGTCGCGCATTACGCATGGGCAAACAGATAACCAAATCGCAAGCGATCGTCTATCACGACAACTCATCCACATTGCAATCCGACCCAGAGTTCATCGCGAAAAATCAGAGAACCTTTGAATCAAATCTTGAACTATTCAGATTGCGTAATGTTCGCCTTGATGCAGGTCATTGGGATCTGCAACGCCGTTTAGACCTCAGTTGGGATTGATGGCTGTTTCAGATCGCATCACACTCATCACAGCTTCTTTACCTGAACGAAGTTCTTTGCTGTGCGAGATGATCAACTCGGTCAGTTTGCAAACTGTTAGACCATCGCAACATCTAATTGCTGTCGATGATAAACATCTTGTGCCGAAACTCAACAAAATGATCGAGATTGCGTCAACAGAATATGTCGTGCAAGTTGATGACGATGACTTGCTATATCCGAACCATATCCAGGTATTGAACGACAATTTAGTTGCTGATGTGGTTTGGACTTGGTGCGATGTGACCGGTAGGAATTGGGATCCGAATCAGGGTTATCGCAAAGGCGAGTTGGCATATGGCAACTACATTCCTTCAAATTGTGCGATTCGTCGAGAGGCATTGCTTGCGGTTGGCGGACATGTTGAAGCAACCCGCCATCATGACCACGATCTGTTGCAACGGTTAGAAGCGGCAGGATATTCGTTTCATAATGTGCCGATCAAAACTTGGAACTATCGATTCGGGTTGTCAAACAACATGAGTTTGCGTGTCTGATAACTCTGTTGCAGTCTTGGGATTGGTGTGGGGTGAGAAGTATCGTGCGCATCTTGCTGATTGGTTCGCCGCGATTGATGCGTTAGAGGTGAAACCTGATCAGATTATTGTTGCGACTTTGCCTGACGAGGTTAATTTCCTTGACGGGTATCCGTGTGAGGTTGCGGTCTGCGAACATCCAACCAATGAACGAATGGTGAACGCGGCAGCGGCAAAGGCCAACACAACTTGGCTTAGTCCTTGCGGAGTCGATGACAGGTATCGTCCTGAGGCGTTTAACGATCTGCCCGATATGGCCGATGATGTCGGTGTTGTTTCCGTTGGTGTAATCACAACGAACGGTGAGAGAATTGATGCTCGACCTGGTCAGAACATGCTTGACGGTAATCCTCACGGAGTGCTGGGTACAAGTTTTATTCGGCGGTCTTTATGGGAGCAGATCGGCGGCTATGACGACAGGTTTATGATTTCGGATTGGGCGTTGTGGATTAAAGCTGCGATGGCTGGTGCAAAGTTTTGGATGTCTTCACGGCACACTCATATGATCGATATCAGTTCACCTGGTCGGATTTCGTCGAATGGTTTCAGCGGTGAGGCGTACAAGCAACTTGATAGATTGCGGTCGGGTGAAGTTATACCTGTTGACGGTTTCAAGTAGGATAGGAAGACCATGACTATCACAAATGGCTACGCGACACGCAACCAGATCAAGGCTGCTCTTCGTATCGGCACCGCCGACACACAGGACGACGAACTAATTGACAACTGTGCAGGTGCGGCCAGTCGGCTAATTGATGGTTATGCGAACCGACAGTTCTGGGCATACGGCTCGGCAACGACAAGAGTGTTCACTGCTGGTGATTCGTTTGTGTGTGAGATTGATGACATCGCTGGAACTGCGATCACACTCAAAACTTCGACACTCGCAGACAACAACTTCGATATCACATGGTCGCCTACCGATTGGCAACTTGAACCAGTGAACGGAATCTTGGACGGACTCACCGTTCCGTACACACGCATCCGTGCAGTCGGCGATTATCTGTTCCCGACATTGAACGCGAACTTCGGTGAAGAAGCATTGGTACAACTCACCGCCATCTACGGTTGGCCATCTGTGCCTGAGCCAATTACACAAGCTGTGATCATTCAGGCATCAAGAATCTTTAAGCGTTACGATTCACCGCTCGGCGTTGCCGGCTTCGGAGATTTGGGTGCGATACGAGTGACACGCGCACTCGACCCAGATA